TTATTAAGAAATCCTTTACCCCTTGCGAGTGGGAACCGCCCGTTCTTAGGGTCAGGTTATCCAACTCATCTCAGCTATGACTCAAACCCCGCCTGTTGACCAGCGGATTGTGGATGAGTATTTCCAGCTGGCATCCCATCGGAAGACCAAAGACGTTGCTTGGTTGTACGGCATGGTTGCGACCTATGGCGTCAAACCAGATGAACTAAAGAATTTTGATTGGGGTCCAGAGAACACCATCCACCTCCCTGGAAAGAAACGAATGATTCGCCCGCTGCACCCACAGTGGGTTTTGCTTTTTGGTCTCAATGAAAAACGGCCCAGCAAATTGCAAGGCCGTTGGGAATCCATCTCGCACTCACTCTATGAAGCCATTGCCTATCAGCATGTTCAGTTGAACATTACTGATTTGCTACTGGCCCACCGCATTCGCAAGAACTACTCGCGTTCCTTCAAGCAGCAACAGTCATCTTCTCCTGCTTTTGCAGGTGCTTTCTGACGGCTGCCACGTTCCAGCGATAACCATCGCGAGAACGGGTCTCAGGGAAGGCGGCGAAATGCGGACCCAGTTTCAGAGTGCCGTCGTCGCGGTACTTGAATAAGGTCTTGCGGTCGATACCAAGGAGTTCTTCTGCCCGTTGGACAGAGACCCAACCATTGGCTTTGGTCATGGCGCGGAAAAAACGCGTGCCTTCATACCGTAACGGCTGTCAAGCCCTAGTCAACGGTCTTAAGAAAACTTTTACAAACTTGTTGCAGTTTGATACACGTAAGGGGAAATTAAAATAAGATAACGGCAACAGAAGAGTATGTTCAATTGTGAGCAGGACCCCCTTTCCCTACTCATTGAATTAACTCCCAAACTTGCGAAGAAACGTTATCGACAATCCATTTACGAAGCCTGGGACCACAAATGTGCGTACTGCAAGGATAGCGCCACCAGCCTTGACCACATCATCCCTCGCTTCAAGTCAGGATCCAACAACCGGAATAACCTGGTTCCCGCATGCCGTCGGTGCAATTCGAACAAAGCCAGCATGAAGATGGAAGATTGGTACCAGCAGCAGGAATTCTTTGACCAGATTCAGATGGACAAGATCCAAGCCTGGGCCTCACAGGAAGTAATTGACATCTTCCAGTACGGAACTCCCGGCCTACTGCCTAGATTTGCGGTTTAATCTTGGTAGGATACTGAAAAGAAATGTGTAGATAATGGGCATTCGTTACGATGCCAACGCCCGCAAATGGGTTGTCACGAACGAAAGAACTGATTATCCGACCAATTACCAAACGGATTATCAGACGAATCGCCCTACCGATTATCCGACAAACTTAAATACCCAAAACCCTTACCATACCTGGGGTGTCATCCGGGACCGTAACGGGAATATCATCAGAGAAGACTGGACTACCACGACTAACTGGGGTGGCGTCAAGTTTCAACCCTATCTTCCTACCAATCTTCAGACAGATTTACCAACTAACTTAAGGACTGATTTTCCAACTGATTTAAAAAGAACAGAAACATATAACGAGTTTGTTTGTTATGTCAGAATTTTTGGCGGTTGTTTATATGGAGACAACGAAAGAAGAACGCGAACTGTTAATGATTCAGAAAGGAACCAGGCTAACCGTCAAAAAAACAACGAGAATGCACAAACTAATACAAACAATAGGGCGACTAATTTAGCGAATGCTCAAACCAACGCTAATAACGCAAAGGCAAACATTGAGATTGAAAAAACAAACACACGAATTCAAGGCGAGAACCAAAATTTATACACAGTTAATACCGATAACTTAAACACAAACACAACCAATACTCAGCTGAACGCAACCAACAAAGCGCTCAACGAAGAAGCGTTTGCCTTAAATCAAAAAAACACTCAACTTAATAACGAGAACACCAAGCTCAATACTCAAAACACAGCTCGGAACAATCTTTATTCACAGACCGTATCTATTGCTTCTACCACCCAAGGGGGAGATTACGTTGGCAAACGTGATCAGCTCTCTGCGCAAACTTTAATCAATGCAGGTATTCCTGCTTCTGAAGCTCAAAGTTTAGTTGACAGCATCAAGGGCAACTACAAACTGTTTTACCAGACGGAAAAGTTGGTGCCATGGGATTCAAAGCTTGGAGCCCAACCACCACACGGTACGTTTGATCCTGCTTATTACAAGCAGCAAAACCAGGCCGTTGTACAAGCCTGGAATAACGCTGTTGCTAATGATGATTTAGATATTACACAACGTTATGGTGAGAATAATTTTTACTGGCAACACTACACTAACGTCGGTAAAAACCAAGGTCTACGTGGCAATAAAGCGGAAGACACGATTGCCGCAGGGCGCTACACAGAAGCTGCCCTGACGGATAAAGAGCTTCAGGATATTCGCGATTACCAATTAGGTGTTGATTCCGACACAATCACCCAGCGTTTGTTGAATATCCCAGAAGTCACAAACCAATGGACAAAAGCCCGCCAGGGGGATCCTTATTGGCAGAATCTCGCAAAACAAAAGTATTTAGATGTCAATAAGGCAGAAGATTTTGCTGCGTTGTTTCGTTTGTCTGAACGTCCGGAGGACAAGCAAGTTGTTTTGAACTACAACGTTAATGCTGGTACTGGCATTACTCAGCTAGAGGACGCTATCAATGAAGCCATTGGTTCCAAGGCTCAGGTTGACGTAAAGAAATTTGCTGCTTTGAATCAAACGATTCTTAAAGATACGATCCAGGAGATGAAGCGTGTCAAAGCAGAGCAGGAAATGATGGGTTTCTACCGTGGCTTCAGCGGCTTCTCTGAAGTGATGGACATCAACAAGGAGCTTGCTAACAATATCCTCGGTGACACGGGGGTTGGCGGCATCCTTTCCTATACGTCTGCTGGCAAGGCAGAAGAAGATCTCCTTGGTGCGCTCCAGAACGTCACTGGGATGCGGAGCAATGTGGCCTACAACTGGCAGCAGTGGTTTGATAAAGCCATTAAAGATAAGTACGGCATTGATTACTCCTTGTTTGAACCCCTGGAGGAGAAGAAAGATATCATCTCGGCGTTTACCAAAACCGACAAGAAAGCATTTGATGCTGCCACAGGTAAGTTCAATGATGAGTTCTTGAAATCTGCTGGTTTTGATTCGACCGAAAATCTGGTTGCGTTTCTGGAGAAGCAAGGGGAAGAAGGTACCAAAATCTTGAACGCAATCAAGGGAGATCCGGGAGAGGCTGCAAACGCAATCTTGGTACCGATTCAATCACGTCTGGAAGCAGATATCAAAACCCTTGACGAAACCAAAGATCGAGGCATTGCTGTTTCATACACCCTTGGTGATGCAACAGAGATGATGAATATCGAAGCTCAATTTGCCAGAAACTACATTGATGAATACCTGGTACCAAGGTTCAGCACTGCTCGTTCCATGGATGAATTTGTCGAATACCTTGATGTTCGGCAAGAAGAGAAAAACCCCTTCCAAACCCAAGATACCTATGACGCGATTAAAACAATCGGTGAGCTGTACAGTAAGAAATATCTGGATGACATTCGGCAGCAAGGTGCCAGAGGGTTTGATTCGGAGTTTTACTTCAATCCCACGGGTGATACATCGCGTCAAGATGCGTACGCAAAACAAAAACAAACAGTGGAAGAAGATTGGCAAAAAGCAAAGGCAGGCGATCCTTACTGGACTACTCAGCTGTACCGTTTTGGCATTGATGTAAACAACAAAGCTGCGTTTGCACGCATGCACTTTGAGGTCAAGGGTCAGGGCCAGGGCTTTGATGCGGCTGACGACATCACCAACGCAAGCAAGGTCAAGGATTTTCTGTACCAGACGGTGATTCCTGTCATGAAGGAAGAAGCCTTCAAGTCGGATCCGGTCTTTGGTCAGTTCATTACCCCAGAAGAGTTTGCAGATGAGATGCTGCGGGGCCTGGATCCCGACCAAACACCAGATGCCTGGAAGGAGCTGCTCCAGCGGTACGGCCTCAGTAGCTTTGCCGGGACCATTGATGAGTTGAAGCAGTACATCGTCGAGACGCTGCGCACCGGATCAGCTCAGGACATTCGAGAGCAGATTAAGTTCCTTAACGAAAAACGTCAAAAGCCAACTCAAGAAATCTTGGGCGTTACTTACATTGATCGTCCCGAAGATTACAAGGATGAGATGGCAAAACCAACGACAGAGTTGTATGCCATCTTCCAGAAGTCTGGCTATCAAGGAACAGAAGATGAGTTCTACACCAATATGTTCCCTGATCTGGATCGAACTGAGCAGGTTCTCCTCACCAAGGCAGGTAGGGATGACGCGCTGAAATCCTATGGTCTTGATCTTTCAGATCCATTTGCATCCCTTGGAACAATTGAAAGCTTCTTCCCTGAAGATCAACAGGAGCAGGATAAAGAAACTGCCAAGGAAACTGCTAAGGATTTCTATACAAGTTATTTTAAAATTGGAGAAGATGATGATGACGACGAAACGCAGAAATCTGCTGCCGCCCAATCTCTTCTTGGTGAATTCACTTCCATGTTCAAGGGCCTGTAATGTCAGACAAACGTAAGAAAGCTGCTAAGGCCGCGAAGATCGCCAAGGATCAGATGGCGTGCAACAAACCACGCCGCACTCCTGGGCACCCCACAAAATCTCACGTTGTTAAAGCATGTAAAGGCGGAGAGGAGAAGATCATCCGCTTCGGCCAGCAGGGTGTAGAAGGCGCTGGCAAGAATCCCCAGAGCGCCAAGGACAAGGCCAGGAAGAAGTCATATTACGCAAGGCATAACGCCCAAGATCCGAATCCCGACATAATGTCTGCCCGCTACTGGAGCCATCGAGTAAAGTGGATGATCTTAGGTGGTATACTAGGGGCTGATGCAATTACGCAATGCCTTCACAGCGTTGGAACTATGTTGACGTAAAGTGTTCGAGTTGTAACAAAGAAGCAAAGATCAGGATTGATCAGTTTAATAGGCGAGGGAAAACTTGGGAATGTAGATCTTGCGTCTATAAAGGCAGAAAACTAGATATTAAAGATCCTTCCGCTCGCCATGATCCCGTTAAAAAAGGAGCATGGAATAGTTATTACAGAGCAAAAGGCAGATGTAACTCAGGTCATTATGGTTATTACACAAACATTGAGTTTAAATTTAATTCTTTTGATGAGTTTTACGCCGAATTAGGGCCGCGACCAGAAGGAATGAGCTTAGACCGCATTGACAATCTTGGACATTATGAGCCAGGTAATGTCCGCTGGGCTACCCATCAAGAGCAATGCAACAACCGGCGTGCTCGTGGCTCAGTTTCCAGGTAAAGTGGTGACGCCAACTCATTCCTGTCATGGCAAAACCCAAGTCATCCGCAACTGTCAAAATCGAGTCCAAGCCCAAGAAAACACGTCAAGGTCAAGGGCAAAACAGTTTGCCTAACCATGGCCGCAAAAAGATGCGCGGTCAGGGAAAGTAACACCCTATTTTTAATCTGTGTAATATGGGAGTACTTGTTGTACTCCCATGCCAACTTTGAGGGAAGCTGTTGAATTAATTCGGAAGTATGAAGGCTTCAGCGAAAAAGCGTTCCCCGCTGATGACACTGGGACTTATTCAATCGGTTACGGCACTCAATACTATCCTGATGGGTCTCCTGTTAAACAAGGGCAGTGGTGCACCAAGGAAAAGGCCTTGGAGTATCTGTGCAAGGAAGTAAAAGCAATTCAAGGTCTACTGTCGGAGCTAGATATTCATCTTGATAACTCTGCCGAACAGGCATTGATTTCATTCATCCACTCGGTAGGTTGGAAGCCCTTCCTCTACAGCACCATTGTGGACTGCATCCAGCAGGATGATTGGGCTGGAGTGGCAGAAGAGATTACACGCTGGATCTTTGATGAGAACCACAGGGTAATCGGTGGACTCATTGACCGCAGACGAGAAGAGGTAGATCTGCTCCTGCGAGAGATTGATGAAAATCCCTGGTGCTCTACCGAAGTTTTGATGTCGGCCTTCCGCAACTACAGCGCTGCACCACACCAGGTCAGGGCTATTCGCCAGCTGGAAGAGAACATCAATCCTTATGTGCTAGCGCAGTTTGCTAACGAATTCAAGGTAAATGAGGACCCTTGGAAACTGGACGACGCAAAAGAAATAGAATCGTTATTCGCAAGCTAGCCTTAAAATAGTTTCATCAAAGCCATGAAGGACGCAATGGAGAGGTCAGTGGAACCACGGGAGTTCGAACTACCACTGGAACTCCAGTTTTCAATGCGGAAGGCTGAGATGGTAGCCCAGGAAATGACCTGGGAAGAGTTGCATGCTGCTCTGCTTAACCTCTACCACCAGCGCCTGATGGAGTGGCAAGCAGTCAAGGAGATTCTCCAGGACGAGAACATCCAGTTAGATTTCGACGTTCCCACTGATCTGGAACTGCAAGAACTCGCCGCTGCCTGCGCGTTCTACGAAGACAGCGACGACGATGATGACGAGCTTCAGCCGTTCTGAATTTCGTCCAGTTCAATCAAGCGATCCAGATACCACTGTGCCTTCTTCAGTGATTCTATCCCGCCTTTATGGCGCTCACGCCAAAGATACTTGGCGATATTACCCTTTAGATAACCTCGGAATTCTTCTAAAGTCTGCTGGGCTTCGATTGCTTCGATACATTCGATCCCGCCGTCAGTGTAATGAGACGGATGGTTGACCACATCCTCTTGAATTACAGGAGGCCCCTGGATCGTAAACACAGGATTTGATGGGCTGGCCCAGGGTACCGGGCAAACCCCATCCTTACATTCGAGGGTTTCTACCGGCGCAAACCACGACGTTTTGCCGACAGTTCCTTCATTTCCTCCGTCGGACCCTCCAGTTCCAGTACCAAGGCTTTTGGCTTCGGGCTGGCTCCCATTGCCATTCCTTCCTCCGCCGATGGGATGTAACCCGTCAGGCCCGGACGACCCTCCGACAGTGACAGGTTCTGTCTCTCGTTCCCTTCTTGACATGCAACCAGACCTCGGTTGTACATATCTTGCAATGGTACATCATTTTGCTCATTGTCGAGTGGAGCACCAAAATCTTCTTCCGTCAGACAACGGGACTTCACTTCATCTTGTACAAATGCATCCAAGAAGGCAGCTGGGCTATGCATCGTATTAAGCGCTAGAACTACTTCTTTTACAATAATACTATGGCAAGATTCTTTGATCCCACCTACGATCCCAGGCAGGACTCTGGTAGTTCTGGCTCTGAAGTAACGGATCTACATCCCGAACGTAATTACGATACGGACTTACGTCGTATTGAGGAGTCCGAACGTCCTGACGTTGAAGCGATTAATGACGATCAAGCACGTATTAAACGCTTCATTACGTCAGCCAAGGCAGCCAATAAGTTCAAGCAGAAGGCTTCCATTGATGAGCCAACGCTCCGTGGCGAAACACCCCGTTCAGAAGCTGTGATTGGTGGTGTAGAAGTCCCCAGCACAGGCGATGAGTATGGGAAAGTCGGCAGTGTTGGTTACGCCAAGAAACCCAGGCCACAGTCGGGGACGTTCTACGGCTTTAGCTAACGCCAGTTATCGCTAAAGTCCTCAAGATCCAGGGCATCCTGCATCTGGCCGAGCATATCCTGAAGCATGTTTAAGATCCAGTTCACGTTCTCGGACTTGAACCCGGTTAAAGAACCAGCAAGTTCCTCGTTCTTAAGGAATACCACCTGATCCTCCAGGATGCGGAGGATGTCAATGCGTTGCTCAAGCGTGGTGCGATCCATGATCAAGCCTTTGCGTACACAACTTCTTGAGCCTGGTTCTGATACTTGCCCTTCCGGTCCTGGTAGGACACCTCACAGGGAGTGCCGCGCAGGAACAGCAGCTGGATGATGCCTTCGTTTGCGTAGATGCGGTTGAACTGACCGGTAGCGTTGCTGATCTCCAGGGTCAGGTAGCCCTCCCAACCGGCCTCTGCCGGGGTGATGTTGGCAATGATGCCAGAGCGTGCGTAACTACTCTTACCCATGGCAATCACGGTCACATCCTGGGGCAGCTTCAGCCGTTCTTCTGCAACAGCAAGGCAGTACCCATAGGGAGGCAGCAGGAAATACTTACCCTTCTCGTCTTCTAGGAGTTCGGAGTCTGACAGGATCTTGGGGTTGAAATCCTTAGGATCCGACACTCCCTCCTGGATGCGACCAAAGATCAGACATTGCTTGGGAGACAGGCGAATGTCGTACCCATACGAGCTGAGGCCATAACTCAAGATGCGGCGTCCATCTTCTTCATTCACCAGACGGTCGGTGAACGGTTCAATCATCCCTTGTTCCAGGGCAAAAGCCTTGATCTCAGCGTCGCAAAGGATTCCCATAGATCCTGTTAATCGTCCTTAACTATACCGAATTCAGTAGATAACGCGGCCAAATTGCTCGTACGTTTCAATAAATTTCAGTGTGGCTTCAGACGATCTTCCTTGTGGCTGCAAGTACACCGCAAATGAACTGCAGGTTTTATGCTTGCCAATCCCTTCACTGGTGTTCTTGATCAGTGTTGGAATGGTCTTAAGGAAACAGATGGGGAAATCAAAGATCTTTTGCTCGTACCGGATCATGTCAGGGCAGTTGGTGAAGTAGATGGCCTGCTCCACTTCTCCCGCCAGCCACTTTTTATACAGCTGACGGAACCACACGGCATGAGACGACACCAAAGTTGGGGATGACGCCCTGGTCATCTTCCATTTATCCAGCTTTTTATCGAAGTAATAGCAGCCGCTTGGGGGGAAAAGGTACACACGACCAAACCACTGCTGCATGTTGAGTCCGTCCTGCTGAGGACTAAAGAACTCATCGGCCTGCACAAATTCCTGCGCCACCTTGGAACTGGCAGGATCTAAGTTGATCCCACCCATCACAATATTGGCAGCTTGCACCAGTTCTGTGGGCGTGATGAGTTCAAGATCTTCACGCCGTCCAGTGACACGACGGATGGTCATGCTGCGTCAACAACCTTGTTGTAGTCTATTTCCAAATAGCGAATGCCCTCGTCATCATTGATGATGTAGCCAGCCTTCTCCTCGGGATCAATCTTCTGTGCTGCCTCCAGAATGCGGCGGAAGGTTTCAACTAGATCATGGTTGTTATCCCGTTCCATCGCTTCTTTAGCGGCGTTCAGCTCTTCTAGCGTCATGTAAACCACCCCACGTTCCTGTTTCGGTTGGAAGCACATGACCCCCGGCCCTTCCGATTGCCAGAACTGGTAGTACATCTCGCCCATATCACCAAGGATGAAGTCAACCGTCTGGTTGAGCATCTTTGCCTTGGTCTCGGTTACATCACCTTGCAGCGCAGCGTGGATGAGCTTCTCGCGACGATTCATTTTCTACCAAACCCTGTCGTACTAAAGATTCTAGAAGCTTAGGTAATGGTTTGTAAATCACAACGAGCTTGCCAAGATTTCCACGTTTCTTAACAAGTTTCCCGTTTTCGTCACGAAGCTTGTCAAACTCGCCAGATCGGATAAGATATTCGGCCACACAACGCAACCGCCGCTTCAGGGGCAGCTCTGCCTGGGGGAACTTCCCACAAATGGTGTCGGGATTCATGTCGACGAAGGCCAGGCGCAACCTGTTGGCCAGGGTCATGCCCGAATTGGCGTCCTCCTCTTCATAATTTCTTACGTTTTCCAGGTATCGACGCAAGCATCCGTCATCGAACGAGCCAGAGGGGGGAAAGAACTCCTCCACCTGCTTGAACAGTGATGTGGGCAACAGCTGAGATGCGTTCTCAATTGTGACGGCAGCTAGGTCCAACCCCTGGAAACGGTTTGAAATCATTCGAGTTTCTCCTGGGTGGATTGGTATTTGTTGCCGTAGAAATCAGACAGGTCAATGTCCTTGTTTTTAGAAAAGGACATGACCAGGAAGTTCCACGGGATCCGAATGACGGCCTTCTTGCCGGAGTCAGGAGCGATGTTGACGTAATGAATGCCCTCAGTCCAACCTTTTTCCGGCTTTTTCTTGCCAACGGCAATCCAATTTCGGATCGTTTGGTCGGATACGGACAGACGCCTGGCACACTCCTCGGTTGAGATGTACTCATCCGCAAACGCCTGGGGATTCATCTTGTCCGTTTCTTGCGTCTGATACCGGCTATGCCACATGGAAGCCAGAATATTTCTGACGCCCTTGAGTTCGAACGCAATATCTTCCAAACCCTTACGGATTCCGAATGCTGCCATCGTTTCAACTCTTCTTTTTAGATGCTAGTGTGTGGGAAAACAATCTGCATTAGCAATGGAAGAACTTCCTACTTCCAACGTGCCTCCTCAAGTTCCCACTGAAGAGAATCAATCCATTCCTGGTGTGCTGACCCCTGAAGCCCTGGAGCAGCTGAAGGCTCGGGCTCGGGAAGAAGCCATTCGAATGACGATTCTTCAGCAACAAATGGCACGTCCGGAACCAGCGGTCCAGCCCATTGCTCGGCCAGAGGTTCCAGCCAGCCAGAGGTTTGATTTTCCAATGCCACAGCCTCAGGTTGTTTATGTTCGCCGCAACCTGACAGTTGCGGAACTCATTGTGGTTTTTGCTATTGCTTGTGGAATCGTTACCGGTACTCAAGCAGCCTGGAATTTTGTGTCTAACTCCTTGCCTAGGATTGAAATCAAGGCCCGGTAGATTAAACACACTGCGACTATAATTCATTTTATAGGGTTTGTGTGATTTAATAGGTGGCCAACAGACGGATATCCGAGTTACAGGAGATCGCCGGTCTTGACCTAGCGGATGGCGACCTATTGACGGTCGTTCAGGTCGCAGAAGTTGACCCTGCGATCAAGAACAAGAAACTAACGATATCTGGTACCCGTACTTATCTAAATGTCTACTATCTCCCCCGCACTGGGGGAACAGTTAGTGGTTCAATTGTTGTCCAGAACAACCTGACGGTTTCTGGTAACGCCAACCTGAACTCTCTGACGGTTACCGGTGACATTGTTTTTGCCAACCTCACGGTTCAAAACAATCTCACGGTCAGTGGCACCATCAGCGGTAACACAATTACCGGTGAAAGTATTGCTGCGCCCCTGGTAACGTCAGCCAGCGGTCGTTTCACTGATGTCACTGGCGCCACGGCACGGTATACCTCTGGAACATTCCAGACCCTCAGTGGCAACTTCATTACAGGTGTGACGATTACCACCTTTACTGGTGGTTTCTCCAACATCGTTTATTCCAATACCGTCAGCGGCGTCACAGTTACTGGCACGACGGTTAATGCAAGCAGCGGCGTTTATACAACTCAGCTTTCCGGTGCCACCATCACCGGCAACAACATTAATGGAACCACTGGTACGTTCCAGACCCTGGTCACGAGCGGCCAAACGATTGGTGGTAACGTCACTGTCAGTGGCACGCTGAACGTATCTGGTATTGGTACGTTTGCTTCTGGTGTCAACGTCCTTGGCACGCTGAGCGGCACAACCGTTACCGGTACCAACGCTCAATTCACCAACATCACAGGCTCCACAGTTGTTGGAACCACCGTTGTTTCTGGTGCGACCGTTACCGGTAACACGGGCAACTTTAGTAATCTCAACACCATCAGCGGCGTCTTTAGCGCCCAGCTCTCCGGTGCAACGATCACGGGGAACACCGGTAACTTCACGACGCTCAACGCAATCACGGCCATCTTTGAGACCGGGATTGTCAAGCAGAACATCACGGTTACTGGCAACATTGCAACCAGCGGCACCCTGACGGTTGGTCAGACGGCAACCATTGCTTCTGGCCTGACTGTCACCACTGGTTCGATCTCTGGTGTCACGATTACTGGTACCACTGGTCAATTCACCAACCTTGTTGGTATTGGTGGGTCGTTCACAACGTTGACCGGCACGACCGTCACAGGCGGTACCGCTAACTTCAACAACGGTAACTTCACTGGCACCCTGAGTGGTGCAACGGTTACTGGTAACACAGGCCAGTTCACCAACCTTCTTGCAGGTGGGGGTTCCTTTACAACCCTGACTGGCACCACCATTACTGGAACCACAGGTCAATTCACGAACCTGACCGCGATTGGTGGCAGCTTCACAACCCTCACTGGCACGACGGTGACCGGTGGTACCGCCAACTTCAACAACGGTAATTTCACTGGCACGCTGAGTGGCGCCACTATTACCGGCCAGGTTGGTCAATTCACCAGCATCACCGGTATCAGCGCTGGCTTCACAACAGTGACCGGTGGTACCGGCATCTTCACCACCAGTGTTTCTGGAGCCACCGTGACCGGCAATACGGTCCAAGGAACCTCCGGCATCTTCCAATATCTGAGTGGTGCCACGATTACTGGTGTTAGCGGCAACTTCAGTACGGCATTAACGATTAGCGGACAGAATGTTGCCACTGTTAACTACGCGGACTCTTCTGCAATTGTGTATGCAATTGCTCTCGGATGATCCGTTTATAATGAATGAAACTGCGTAAGTACCAATAAATACATGGCCCGTTTTGTTTCGGTCGTTAGGCAAAGTATTGCAAGCGGTTCCACCGCCCCGACGGTTATTATTTCTGGTACTTCCAACTCCAGTGGTGTGCCAGCTAATACCTATGGTGTGATCCTGAGCATCCTTGCCTCTAACACCACTGCCAATTCTCAGAACGTCACGGTACAACTGATCAAATCTGGTGGCACCCCCACCGGATCTCTCATCACCTCTGGCACCGTACCAAACCAATCTTCTCTTGAATTCATGACCGGTAATAAGGTCATCGTTCAATCGGAAGATGTAATTCGTGCTTACGCAGGAACTGGCAGCGCTGTTGACGTGACCATTTCCTACATGCTGAACCCGCAAGATAACACCATCTGATCATGCCTTACATCGGTAATGTCCCAAGTTCCTTCAATGTTGGAACTGACAACATCAATAATGATGCGATCACAACTGCCAAGATTGCAGATGGCGCGATCCTTAATGCCGATGTAAATAGTGCGGCTGCCATTGCCGGTACCAAGATCAGTCCTGACTTTGGTAGTCAGAATTTACTAACCACTGGTACCAGCACAGCAGCAAGTTTTATTCCCAGTAGTTCAACAGCACCAACAAACGGTTTATATTTAGCTTCCGCAAATAACGTAGCCATCTCGACTAATGGCACTGGGCGGTTGTTTGTTGATGCGAGTGGACGAGTAATTGTCGGAGCGTCGTCTGCCGCTGTAGGCAACCCTCTTGAAGTAGTTGCCACATCCAACGGCAATGCCATTGCTGTTCGCGGCAGAAGCTCTGACAACGTGGGAATCATTACGTTCCATCCAAATGCCAGTAGCACTGAATATGCAAGGATCCAAGCAGAAAGCGATTCGGCATTGCGCTTCGGGACCGGATCTGCCGGATCCGAACGCATGCGCCTGGACTCCAGTGGCCGCTTAGGGATTGGCACTACTCCGGGAGTGACGTTAGACGTCAACGGACAAATCCGTGCAAACAATGACTTTCTCTACGCAGATTCAACAGCAACTCGCGGTCGTGTTTATGGCGACTCTTCCGGCTTAGTTGTTCGTGCAGATACTGGGTTGGCTCTTCGGTTTCATGCCGATGTTAATGAAAGAGCACGAATTGACACATCAGGCCGCCTGTTAGTTGGCACGTCTTCAAGTGTTAACAACGAGTGTATTTTTCAAACATCTGGCGACTCAGTTAGAGACATTGCTCTTAAATACACTGGTACTTCGGGCGGCGCTGAAACAAGTTTTAGATGGATTGATAAAAACAACCAGGTAAATGCGCAAGTTGGCAACAACCTTCAAAACGATGCTATTGGCACAGCCGCCGCGCATCTTGTCTTTAAGACAGCAACCGGTGGCACGTTGGCGGAGCGGGTGCGTATTACGCAAGATGGCAAAATTTACATGGGTCAAACTTCCGGGTTTGGCTTTAGTACAAACAGGCTAGAGGTTGAAGGTCAAAACGCTGTTGCATTTAAGAGTACGGGCACCGCAGGCCAGCAAACTGCATACATCTGGCACTCCGCAACCAGTGGCAATAATTTGTTCATGGAATTTGGCACGGAATCGTCCATTAACACCCGTGGCTCTATTGACTACAACCGTGGCGCTGGTCAAGTTAGGTACAACGTCACGTCAGATCGCCGCCTCAAGTCAAACATTGAAGATGCAAGCTCAGCCCTAAACGTTCTTGATCAAATTAAAGTCAGGTCTTACACCTGGACTGAGACCGGGTACAACATTCCTCACGGCTTTATTGCGCAAGAACTGAACGAAGCTGTACCCGATGCCGTCAAGGTTGGTGACGATGGAGATGAGGTGGTCGATACCTGGGCAGTCGACAACGCCAAGCTGGTGCCACTGCTTACAAAAGCACTGCAAGAAGCTTTGCAGAAGATCGACGCGATGGAAGCCCGACTGTCAGCCCTTGAGGCGTCGTAGTCCTACTCACTAATATCTACTGGTAAACTAAAGAAAACGGTTACGTAAAATGACCCTTACTTCTGAATGGCACATCGCCGCTCTTGAGACCGCTCCTTCGGAAGATGGCCTGACCGATGTTGTGAAAGTCGGTCACTGGACTGCATCTGCCACTGAAGTGGACGGTGCCAACACCTATACCGCCAGCTGCTACGGCTCCGTTGGTTTCGGTACCCCAGACCCCGATGCCTTCGTTGATTACCCCAACATCACCGAAGAAGAAGCCATCACCTGGGTCAAGGAAACCCTTGGTGCTGAGCAGGTGACTGCCATTGGTGACAATCTTCTGAGTCAGATTGAAGAGCAGAAGAACCCTTCTATCGTGACATTACCACTCCCTTGGAGCTGAGTATTAATCTATAATTTGGTCAGTCCATCCATTAACCATGGCCTCGATCCAAGAAAAGATTGATTCTCTGTACAAGGAACTGGAAGAAGTTGTGGAGCAACACAACCAGGCTCTTCAGGTTCAAACTGCAGCCAAGGAAAAAGCAATTGCCCTCCAAGGTGCACTCAATGCACTGAAAGAACTGCAGGAAGAAGAGCCCGCTGAGGCTGAATGATTTAAAATAAAGCTAAGCGCGTAGGGTAAAATTGAGCTACATTGGTCAACAACCAGTAGTTGGTCGGTATATTAAAATCGACCAAATCTCTGGTGGTTTCAATGGAACCGCTAGTGGTTTTACCCTGGCTGCAGGTGGGCAAGGTGTTTTACCTGGTACCGCCCGCAACTTAATGCTCTCCTTGGGGGGTGTCATCCAAGAACCAGAGGTTGATTTCACGGTCTCTGGTTCTGGAATCACCTTCACCACACCGCCAGTTTCTGGTACAACCTTCTTCTGTGTCGTCTTTGGCGACATGCAGGCCATCGGTCAGCCCAGTGATGGCACCGTTATTCCTGCATCGATTGCCGCCAGCGGTATCTTCACCTTCCCAGATAGCGTTAACGTCAACGGCTCTGGGTTCCTAAAAATTCCCATTGGCACAGAAGCCACCAGGCCTGCTGGTAATACTGGTTATATCCGTTACAACACCACAACCAGTCAATTTGAAGGTTATAGCTCTGCCTGGGGTGCTTTAGGTGGTGGTGCCACTGGTTCAGGTGGTGACCGGGTTTTTGTTGAAACCAGTCAGACCGTCACTACGTCCTACACGCTCACCAGTGGCTACAACGCCATTACTGCCACCCCACTCACGGTGGCCTCAGGTGTCACAGTAACCGTGCCATCTGGTGCTGCATGGGTTCTTGTTTGAGGAATTGAAAAATGCCAGTCATTATTAACGGAAGTACAGGTATCTCGGGCGTTGATGGTTCCGCTGGTACTCCTGCATTCCAAGGGTCTGATGCCAATACCGGTATCCGTTTTGGTACTGATATTGTTTCGTTGGTGACTGGTGGTAGTGATCGTTTATATATCGATAGTTCTGGGAGGTTGGGTGTAGGGACCACCTCTTCTCCTGTTGGCGCCTCCATTCGTTTAACGCTTGATAACTCAAACGGTGGTGGAATTGAGTTAGTTGCAGCTAATAATGGTGGCGCCGCACTTGTTCCATCTGCTGGTGGCGGTCTTCAATTTTATACACACACTGGCGCAATTGGTTCTGAATCTTACTCCGAACGTGTTCGCATTGATAGCTCTGGCAGGCTAGGTATTGGCACCGGTTCTCCTGGCGCTGCAACGCATATTGTTCAAGGAAGTGCGGGAGTTGATACTTTTTATGCACAAAATAGCGCAAGTAATAATGTTATTAGGCTTCAATCAGCAACTTCTACGGATAATTATGTTGATTTTTATGCAGGAGCAAGCAGTGGTAATCTAATCATCCGTGGAGCTGGAACTGAACGCGTTCGGATTGACAGCTCCGGCAGGTTGTTAATTGGCACGTCTTCGACTTCCACATCACATCTTCTTCAAGTAGCAGGACCAACTCTTACTAGCTGGTTTGCCTGTGATACCAAGGCTGACAACAATATACCAGCTTCAACAACAAATGTTTTAACAATTAGCGGCTCTAGCAGCGTAATGATAAAAGTCTATATTCAGGTTTATTTTTCCGCAAACGCTGCTTTGAACGCATTCTTTGATTACGATATTCTCACCGCAGACACAGGTGGAGCTGGTGGAGGAGCAACAATTCGTCAAACCCTCAATGAATCAGTCGGTAGTTTCCAAGTTTCAACTGGAGACTTTGCTGTTACACGGTCAGCTAATACTGTGACAATTACATATACAAATCAAGCATCTGGCGAGAACGGTATCATTTGGCGAGTTGCCGGACTTTTCAACTCATTATCTATTACCTAAGCCTCGTAGGTTTACTCACTTCCATGGCAAACACAAGCATTTTATACTGGCAATATAAAGGTAGGAACTAATGGCTAAAGTTCGGATTAATGGGGATACCTCTGGTTACATTGAATTAGCTTCCCCTGCTGCTGCTGGATCTAACACCATTACCCTTCCGTCAAGTAACGGTAGTGCTAACCAGCTGCTTAAAAACAGTGGTACAGCTGGGACCCTAGCCTGGTCTACACTCACTGAAGATTCCAGTGGGAACTTAAGCGTTGACAGTGGGACGTTATATGTAGATGCAAGTAATAACAGGGTGGGTATCGGGACTACGAGTCCACGTAATGTTTTAGATGTAAACGGAACGATCTATGTTGCTGGTGGTAATCAAATTCAAATTACAGGTAGTGGTGGAACAACTGGTCTTCAATTAATTGGCCAAGATGCAGCTGAATCTGTAATTGGCACAATGAGTGCGCAAGCACTTGCCATAAGAACTAATTCTACGGAACGTCTTCGTATTGATAGTTCCGGCAGACTTTTAATAGGTACATCCAATAGTCCTACGCAACCTCAAGGTCAATATGGCCTTTTAGTTGTTCAAGGGTACGCAGGAAGTTCCACTGGAGAAGGTATTGTTTCTATTCAACGTGGATTAGGCGCCGCATCAATTGCTTCTGGTGGCGATATAGGCAGGCTTGTTTTTGGTGATAGTGCAGGTAATACCTTTGCAGGTATTTTTGTACTAGCTGATGCGACACCTGGTGCAGGTGATTATCCCGGACGGTTGATGTTTGCGACAACTGGGGATGGAGCATCTACTCCGACAGAGCGGTTTAGGATTAATAATGGCGGCACGCTATACAGCGCAAATAACAGCGTTAGCCTTGGGACCGAAACAGCCGTAATGTCTGGTGGTGGACGCTTTACTGTCCACGGAGATTTCTTTAACTCCACTGCGGGCGCGGCTTTTAGCACCACTAATGACAGCACTGGTGCTATCTATATGCAATTTGGTAATTCGGCAGGAACCAGAATTGGAAGTATTACACGAGCGTCTTCAACATCTATTTCGTTTAGCTCAACCTCTGATTATCGTTTAAAAGAAAATGTCAAAGATGTAAAAAATGCGCTTGAAATAGTAAAGCAAATTCGTCCGGTAACTTTTAATTTTATTGGACACAAAGATGAACACAGTACAGGTTTTATTGCACATGAGTTACAGCAAATCATACCTGAAGCCGTAAGTGGTACAAAAGACGGTATCTATCCAGACGGAACTCCAAATTATCAAGGAATTGACCAATCTAAATTGGTTCCTTTTCTCACTGCCGCATTGCAAGAATCAATCCAACGTATTGAACAATTAGAAACCTTGAACGCTTCGTTTGAAGCACGTCTTGCTGCCCTGGAGGTGAAGCCATGAGTACCCTTAAAGTCATCCAAATTCAGCACCCAAGTGCTGCCTCTGCTGCTCTCACCCTAGATGCCAGCGGTAACCTTAGTACCAGTGGTACCCTCACCTTCCCTGCAGGTTCAGCTTCCTCTCCCTCTATTCAAGCCACTGGTGACCCAAACACCGGACTCTTTTTTCCAGCAGCTGATACCATCGCATTTGCAGAAGGTGGTACCGAAGTATTAAGGATTGACAGCTCTGGTCGGGTTGGTATTGGTACCAGCGCCCCATCAAACACTCTTCATGTATCAGGCACAGCAGGAACTCCTGTTGTGTTTGAACGCACTAATACAACTGGAACTTTCCTTGCATTAAAAGACAGTACAAGCCAAACATTCATTGGTAATACCAATGGTGTGTTTTCTATTCAAACCCCAGGAAGTTCTTATTCAGATAAATTTGTTGTCACTTCTGGTGGTTTAGTTGGAATCGGGACCAGCAGTCCAAATAAACCGTTGCAAATTTACAGCGGCTCTGTAGATTCCGAAATACGGTTACAAACAAACTCTGGAACTGAACAAAATGCATATATTACACTTCGCAATAGTGGAGGAAAATTAGATATTTATTCTGTTAATAGTGACATTGCTTTAAATCCTGGGAACAGTGTTGCAGCTACATTTAAAGCTGATGGAAAGGTCGGAATTGGAACTGCTAGTCCTAGTGTAAAACTTGAAATTTCAGGCGCAGCAAATCAAAATGAAATTCGCAGTGTAGATGGAACCATTAATTCTCAGTGGTATCAAGACAATAATGGATACGCTATTTTTGGAACATTTAGCAATCACCCTCAAGTATTTAGAACTAATGGTTCAGAAAGATTAAGAATACCTGCGGCAGGAGGATTTTGTATTGGCAGTAGCACAAGTCCAAATTCGTTAACAGCGACTTCCGGCATCCGTTTAGGAGGAAGTACTATAGCTAGTTATGATTTTATCAATGTAACCACAACACCT